AAACTCAAACCCGCCATGGTGCCGAACACCACCACATGGGCGATGCGCTCGGCCTCATCGAGCCCGAACGCCACCTCGTAAGGCACCCCGCAACTGACCAGATAAAGACAATCCACCAGCCCGGGGTGCCGGCTCAGTTTCCCGCTTCGCCCAGCACATCTTTTTCGGCATCGGCGGTGAGGTGTGCCCCCACCGCCTCCACCCCATCCTCGCCAAGCCGCTCCAGCACCGCCTCGATCCCCGTCTCGCTGGCAGGAATCGGCACCGGAACATCGTCGATCATCGCGACAGAAGCAGCAAGTTTCGCGAGGCCAAAATACGCCCGGTTCTCGGACAAATCCGGCCCCAGCGCCTTGAACAGCCGCAACTGCTCCACCACGCCAACGCGGCGCAGCTCAATCCTGCGCCCGCCCCGGTCGGAGACAATCTCACCCATCAAACGCGCTTCCGGCTGGAGGCGAAGAAGTCCAGCTTCTGCGTCACCGCCGCATCACCGCGATACGCCCCAGCCGAAGTCAGCTTGAACACCACGCCGCTGAACTGATAGGTCGAGACCGAGCCATCGGTTTCATTGACATACTGGTACAGCGTTCCACCCTGGATGGTCTGGCCCGAGAGATAAGCCTGCTCGATCTGCGCGATGAAATCATCCACCGCCGAGGAGCCGCGGTCGAGGGCGAAGCTGCCGCTCCACCCCTTCGGCAGTTCGGCGCCAAGCTGCACGCCATCCAGCCGGTCCACCCGCACCGTCGCCGTAATCTGCTGCGCCTCGAAACCGGTGACATGCGACAAATCCACACGCCCGAACGGCCCCATCACCACCAGCTGGCAATCGCTGCCAACCGTGAACGTATTATACGGCATCTTTTTGCATCCTCACTCAGTTGGCGTTGGAGACGGTCTGCACACTCACCTGCACCGTCTGCCCGCCCTGCACATTCACGATGAACTTCTCGTTGATCGCCTGGTAGCGCACCTGCACATCCGCCTGCACATAGCCCAGCCCCGTGCGGCTGGCCGGGTTGTTGCTGGCATCGCACACCACCGCGAAGGGCACGCTGCCATCGGTGCTGCCAAGCAGTCCCTGCGAGAGCAATCCGTTCAGAAAAGCCAGAAGCGTGGAGCGGATATTCTGGAACAGTGTGTCATTCACCACCTGCCCCACATACAGCCCCATGCCCGCCGCCAGCGTGGTGGAAATGTAGTTGGTCAGCCGTGTGTAGTTGTCCCCATTCATCGCGGCGTTGGACGACGAGTTATGCCCGCCGCGCACACCCCAGAAATTCCCGCCCGGCTGCGGATTGGCAATCACGTCAATCCCCGCGCCCAGCAGCACGGCAAGGTCCGCGCTGGCATAGGTCGTCGCCGTGCCGCCGCCCGGCTGGCCGGATTTCTGTGTGCCGATCACGCCATAAAGCGGCTTGTTCAGCGGGGACCGCTCCGGCGACAGATTCGCCAGCCGCCCAGCCACAAACCCCTGCGGCGAAACCAGCCGCGTCATGGCATTGGCCTGGTCGTACCAGTACACCCAATCGCCGAACATCAGCTTGGCCGCGTAGCTGTCGATCCCGGCTTCCGCCTTCATCGTTACCGCGTTGGCGATGGTATCACCCGCCGGACCGGCGAGGATCATATACACGCTCTCGGCCAGGCCGAACTGCGTCTGCATACTCCACTGCGTCGAATCATCCGCATCCGCCAGCAGCCCGATGGCGCAGCCCTGGCCGCGCAGCGCGTACATACCCTGGCGCGGCAAGGTGTCGCTGCCCACCAGCATCGCGGCATTTACGCCGGTCGCGCCATCCAGGCCCGGATTCCCCGAGGCGAACAGGAACACCCCCGCCACCGGCGTTGCGGTCCCGCCCAGCGTGGTCGCCACCACAAGCTGCGACGGCCCGCGCAGCGCGCCATTGCCATTGTTCACAGCACTGGCAAGGTTGTTCCAAAAGGCCAGCCCGGTGCCGGTGATGTTGTCGAAGATCTCCGGGCTCAGCCCCGGCATGGCAATGGTCAGGCGCCAGCTGCTCGCCGCCGATCCGGCCGAGAAGGTCAAGCGCAGCTGGTTACCCAGGCTGCCGGTATACATCGCGGTGAAGGTAATCGCCCCCAGCACGCTGAGCGAGGCCGCGGTATCCGTTCCATCCGTCACACGCACGCAACGGAAATTCGCGGCCCCCTGCTGAACGGCGGTCGCCACCTGCGTGCCCATATCGTGTTTACGCGCCATCACCGGGCCGAAGCTCGCGGCATAATCACTCATGCTGCCAATAATCGTCGGCTCGCCCACCGGGCCCCAGCTCGCCGTACCCACCACGCCGGCAACATCCGTCGGCACGCCGTTCAACAACAGCGACTGCGGAGGCACAATCTGCACGTAAAGGTCGGGCACAATCAGCGCGGTGGTGTTCAGCGCGCCCTGTTGCACAATCGGCATGGCTTAGCCCCCCTTCGCCGCAACGCGCACGACATAGCTTGCCTGCGGCCCGGCCAGGATCTTCTCCACGGCCGCCGTATCGGTAATCAGCTCACCCCGCTGGTAACCGCCGAACGGTTTCAGCACCACCAAATGAAATGTCATGTTTTCCCTCAACTCTGAAAATCGCCGAGCGCAACCGCATCGGCCGTCGCCGTCATCGTGCCGAACAGCATCGCCGGCGCCATCTGCGCCAGCGTCGTCGGATACTCCACCGCATAATTCAGCTCCCGCCGGAACAGGCAGGTCTCCGCGCCGCCGTCCTGCGTTGCGGCGCCGGCAAAAACCATGTGCCCGGAAGAGCCGTCGGCAAGCGGAATGAATTTGACCACCGCCAGCGCCGCATCAATGACGGGCGCAATGGCATCGCGCGCTACCGGGTTCGGGCACCACATCGTCACCTTGAAGTCCTGCACCTGGCGCTTGATCTCCAGCAGCGCCCCGCCTCCGGCCACCACCCGCGCCATGAATCTTTCCGCCCCCGGCACAGTCAGCCCACTCCCGGCATAATTCACGATCCACCCGGCCGCGCGGATCAGCGCCGCCAGATTGCTCGCCACCGTCGCCGGGCCGTCATTCGCCTGCACCGCGTAGGCAAATGTCTGCTCATTCACGAGCACACCAGCCAACTGCCCCACCGCGCAGGTGCCGGAGAACGTCGCGGACACACCCTGCACCGCCACGCTCAACACCTGCGCCACCGGCTTCACCACACGCCACTGGCGCGGATACCGCGTCACGTTCCGCACCGCGCCACCACCTGCCATTACCGAAACATGCGTGATACCAGCAGCAAGATCCGCATCCAGCGCCGGCGGGTTCGGATAGCCCCGATACACCTTGCATACCTGCCCGGTCACGCTAGCCGCATTTGTCCCGTCCGGGTAGAGCGCATTCGCCACCAGCGCGGCCAGCGCATTTTCCACATCCGCCTGGTCGGCCATCAGCTTACCGCCTGCACCAAAGAGAGCCGCCACACCGCGCCGGCATGCTCAATCGCCGTCAGCACGAAGCGCCCGCCCCGCTCGTCCATCAACACATCGTCAACACCTGGCTGCACACCTTCAACAATCGGCAGCATCGCGGTGAAGCCCGGCAACCTCGCGTCATCCGGCAGCCCAGCCCTGGCGCGCTCCCCGCCGCCGCCAACCAGCAGGCTTGCCGGAAAACCCCGCACCAGCACCGTCTCAGTCGTCCGCGTCACCGCGCCATACGGGTTCAGCCCCGCCAGCACCGGCGCCGCCGGCCGCGCCAGCGTCACCACGGCGTTTGTCATCACCACCAGCATCGGCTTCGGCGGCTCTATCTCCGCGACAAATGCCACCCCCTCCGGCCCGGCCAGATAATCGCCCGGGCGCAGATAGCTCCAATCCGCCCAGGCCTGCCGGAACGGAACGGCAAAGCCACTTGGCGCGGTCATCGAGCCTCCGGGCAGCGCATAGGCCACGCTCAGGCGCAGAAACCGCCTGGCGGGGTCAAGCGGCGCCTCCGGCCCGTCGGGGCGGAACGCGTCATGCACAAAGCCCACGCGCCGCGCCGCACATCCCGCCCCATAGGCCAGGCGGTCAGCCAGCTTCACCCCATCCATGCTTACACCACCAGCGCCACACCGGCCTGGCCCAAGGCCGGGCCCGGCGGCACTCCCAAAAATCCGCAAAGCCGCCGCCGCCAGCTGTCGAACAACGCCTCGCGGTCCTTCAGCTCGTCGGCATTATGCGTCCACGCTGCCGCGCTCTCGGTGTCCAGGTTCTCCGAGATCCGCGGAATCGCCGCCTCAATCGTCCCTAAGGTCGAGGCATATTGCAGCACGACGGCAACCTCCGCCGGGGCCAGATTGTTCAGCCGGTATTCCAGCGTCCCATAGGCCTGGTAGAACCGCCACGAGTTGAACCCCGCCGCCCCGGCGCCATAGGCCGGATATCCGCAGAACCTGCGGATATCGGCCTTCTGGGCGTCGGTGAATCCGGCCGTCACGGTGCCGGACATCTCAGTACGTATCCCCGTCGCCGAGCGTGAAATACACGGTCCCGGTTCCGGCACTCAGCACCACGGCGGCATTGCTCACGAACGGCCCTGCATCCACCAGCATCCTTGCCCCCGGCGGTACCGGGGTGTCAGAGGTCGTGGCATTCAGCCCGGTCGCGGCGCCGAGGCGGAAGAACGCAATGGCGGAGGTGGCGTTGTACACCAGCACGGCGGCCCCGCCGCCCGCCAGCGCCACATTTGCCGGGGTGGTGGAGGCCGAAGCCGCCACCGTTCCCGCCGGCCGGAAAGGCTGGTTCGCACCAGTGGACATATTGCGCTCCCCTTAACCGATATGCTCGATCATCACCGCGCGCTTGTAATTGGCGTTGGTCGCCGTCGGCACGGTGTTCGGCGTGGTGGTGGTGTCGGAGGGCGCGCAGAACCCGCCAATCCAGTACCAGCTCTGGGCGATGATCTGCTGCAGCCGGTCGATCGGCTCGCGCGTCACCATGGCCACGCCATCGATCACCTGCACCAGGCTGTCCTTCGGCGCCACATCATCGGCGGCCATGCCCGCGAAATCGCCCTCGATCAGCGCACCCTGCCCGCACACGATCGGCCGGCGCACATAAAGCCCG